TTAGTAGAAGATCCTAAAAATATAACGCCATTCGCTAGGGTTTATTACTATGGCATTACCACCACTTGACCTGTTGGTTATTAATAAGCCACCTGTGCCTTGAGATCCTGAGTTTAATTGAATTTTTGAGCCTGTTAACAGTGGTGTTGGTGGTAATATTGTTGTTGATTGAACCCACACAGCAAATCCTATTGCCGTTTCGCCCACAGCATAACCATTATTCGCCACTACACATTTCAATAACACATCTGCCCTGCATTTTAGCGGGTCTGCAATTGTTAACCCATGACTAACAATTGTTGCCGTATTTAATACTGGGGTGTATTCGCCAGATAACCATACTCGTGACAAAGGTGGTATATATGACGCGAGCTTATACCTAGCATCTGCAATTTCAATATCTGGAATGTTCACTGACCCACTTCCGATAGTTCGTTTCGCTACATCCCCCAAACCAAGGTTTGCGAGAGTTTCGGCGACAGCCGCAGTACCGGCGTTTTTAATTTCCTTAAGATGATTTGCAGCCTGAAGGAAATCACTGTCATCAATGCCATTGCTGATCAGTTTTGAGATAGCGGCGGCAACTTGATTAAACTTGGCACTGTCGGCATCAATATCGGCGGCAGACAGAACATTCATTAACTCCCGCTGCAATGTATTAAACCATTCTGCAGGTAATATCGTTGGGGGAACGCCTCCGGCGACGTTACCGTCGGTAAATTCGCCATTAATGTCGGCGCGTGTATTAGGAATATCTCCAATTTTTTGCATAGTAAAACCTCACTGATTAAAGCGATATAAATGTCCCCTCAGTACTTGGGGAATGGATAGTGTTAATTAATTGATATAGCCGAACTTCAGAATGCCATGAGAGGGATTTAATACCGCCATACGGCACTCCAGTTGTTTATTGCCCCATGAACGCAGCGGGTCGCGACAATAGCTCAAGCCACACTGGGCCTCATGAATCGTGGTTTCCGGTGCGGTAATCAACCAGCTAAATGGCCAATCTTCGCCGTTGAGTGCATCACGGCAAACTGCCATACCGGCGCAGGCTTGCCGATATTGAGTAACGGTAATGGCATAGCCCAACGCCATTGCCACGCGGATAAAATAGGCCGCTGACTGCCCGCCGATACCAAACAATTTCGACACCACGGCCCGTTGGCGCTGGATCATGCTGTCAACTTCGCCGATAGCGCACAGATCCGGCAGCCCTATAGTGGCCTCCCACTCCGGCAGCATGGCGGTCGCCGTTGCCGGGAATGCAGCCGTCAGAAGATCCTGAGCCTCCTCATCACTGCGCTGATAGGCATTGGCCAGCGCCCGCAGCACCTCGGTCTGTATCCCATCGGGTTGCCGTGGCCAAACTAAACCCATCGGCATTAATGCCTGTAATGCCTCGGTATATTCACTGACAGAATAGCGGCTCATAAGTAGCTCACTGTACCCCTGACGGGGAGTTTGCCGGTTTGTAGCTCAATATTAGTCGCCGGAGATTGCATAATGAAACCGCTGGTTCCGGCCACTTCGCCGATAGCCAGTAGCAGCGATGACCAGAGGATTTTGCCGCCGGGTTCACCTTCAGTGAAGAAGACTTCGTCAATCGCCGCATTGATGGCGGCGGTAGTTTCACTGTCAGCAGAAGGGATGCCACTAATAATAAAATCAATGGGTTGTGCGATAGGCGCACACACATACACCAAGGCAATAATCGGTTGTTCCCGATAAATACTGTCCGCTACCCTCCCCTGATCCCCCGTGGCTTTTACCGCCCCCCACGTTTCCAGCGATGAAATACCGTCGCTGCCCTGTGGGAAGCCATCGTGGTCATTATCATCACACATGATGTACACCCCGACACTGCCAGCCCCCATCAAGCGCCGCTTAACCCAGCATCGGGTGACACCCGGCACGGCCAGTGCCCAAGATTGATAATCGGTGTCATTGCCCCCTTGCGGAACATTTTGGTAGGCCAATAACATACGGGAGCGAAATGCATCTTCGGATTCAATATCTGCACCGCCACTGATATAGGTCAGCGCCGTCGCCGTGGCCTGCACCCCCTCGATGGCGATATCCAGTGTCAATACTGCCCCTACCGCGCTGTTACCACGGTTACCACCACCAGTCGCATCATCCAGCGGGCTGGGTAAAACAGCAGTAATTTCGCCAAATACGTTGCCATCAGCGGCGATTTTGACCTCATTATCCAACCGGTACTGATAGCCGTCCGCTCGATTGAGTAACCGACCTGCCGGAATGATTCGACCAGCAATGCCACTGAAACGAATTTGCGCACCACGGGCTGGTGTCGCAGCTTTACGATAAACATCTTTGAGCGCCGCCCAGGCAGCAAGATATTCATCTGTTGCATGGTAAGGCGTGGCCTGTAGGGCAATGTAATCCAGATAGCCGTAATGCAGATGTGCCATCCCGGCGTCCGCATCGCTAATCACGCCGATATTAGAAAAACGCAGTAAATTGCCGCCAGTCTTCAGCTCCGATTGGATATATGACTGATTCCGTTGCCGTAACTCGCTTAATGTGGGTCGATTAAATGGCATGAATTACTCCTCCCATACCCATGAAAATTTAACTGATGATTGGGTTTTATCCGGTTGGTGGTAAGCAACCATCAGCCGCAGTGTGTTGGGGTAGACGATCTCGGCATGGGTGCTGATTGCCGCCACCACACCATCTTCCGTCAGCCAGGCCAGCGCCTCCGCAGCATAATCCTCGGCTTTGATGGCAATTTGCGAGGTGAGTTTTTGTCGCCGCAGCAACCAAAGCCGCGAACCTATGGGTGATGCTGCCCCAGTGTCACCCCACCAGCCTCGGCGGTCATCGCCGTCGATGGCATCATCCATCCGCGCCAAACGATCAGTGAATAAACTCAGCAAGATGGCAGTATGCAAATCATCACCATCCAGTAAACCGCCGTTTCCTGTACGCCAGTCCCCCAGCGACTGATCGACATCCCAAATGGTTGTAATATCTGTTGTCATCGCACCACCTTAGCGGGCGTTTCACTGGTGAGAGTGGCACTGCCCGACTGTACGTTTTTGAGTTGATGATTGTGGCTGTTATAGGCGTCACGTAAGGTTTTCAGCGTGGTGGCATTGCTGCCCGCGTTATCGACGATATCGCCGCTAACTTCCAGTAACGGGGTGTTCAGCCGCACTTTTACCGAGGCATTTACCGTCACCACCGTAGCGTTATTAATCGTCACTGGCTGATTGTGGGCCTCAATGATCACCCCGTTTTCGGTCAGTTTGATAAACTGCCCCCACTGGGAATAGATCACGGTTTCCCCCGCTTTTAGCCCAGTGTGGCGATAAGCAGCATGGTTAGAAGCGATGATCATGCCGCTGGATCGATCTCCGCCCAGAAAACCAATTACCACATCACTGCCCACGGGCAAGCCAGAAGAGAAGCCAAACTCCGCGAGCCGTGGTGTGTCACTGTGTACCTCCAGCGGCGTCTGGTATTGCACGGTTTGCACCCCGTCGCTGTCATCAGAAGCACTCACCCGCCCGATCCCCAGTAGCATTTTGATCTGTCGATACAGCGTCGAGATCTGTCCGCTGACATCATTCATGGTTAACCCCCTGTTTCACTTGTTTTTATCGGGCTGAATAGCAAAGGCCGCTGGCGGCATTAATGTCATGTTCGCCACCGTTCCCTTAGCATCTTTGACATACACCACTTCGGCGAGCAGCCATAATTCATCTTTCAGTCCAAAGATAGGAATAGTAATAGGAATCAGTGTGTTGACTTGCCACAGTTGCTGATTTCGATCACGCCAGTTATCGACCTGCACTTTAAGCACTTTGGAGCGGCCATTTTTGCGATTTATCGCCCAATCAAGGCTATCTTTCACCAAATTGGCAGAGTTCATTGTGCTTTCGACGATGATGATCTGGTTCCGATGGCGGTTGGGGAACTGCTCAGCCAGCTGGGTGTCCTGCGTTCTCACCAGCGCCGACGTATTGTTGCCACCGGATGCGGATCGCCGGGCAATAGCATTGCTGGAAAGGGAGACGCCGGTGTAATCCACAAAGCGCTGATTGATATCGGTATGCAGGCTGGCACTGAGAATATTGACGCCCTGCGCCACTCCGCTGGCCGCTTTGCGCGTGCCGACGCGGGTCAGGTATAAATTGCCATCCGGCTGGTCGTAGTAGAGCAACGCCGCCCAGCGGGCAATCCGCTCAATCACCGCTTGCGCCGTATCCCCCCAATTCAGGGTAAACTGCGGCACGATAGTCATCTCGCTAATATCGGAGGTCACGTCGATGCCATAAGGCGCGGCCAGTTTTTGCGCAATCTGCAATACGGTGGATTGGCTGATCACACTGTTAGGCCACTCGGCGGAGCAATCCACCAAATCCTGACATTTGCTGCGCCCCTTAGCGCTAACCTCATGAGTGTTGAGCGTGATCGCGTTATCCCAGCTGTCGATATAGCCATTGAGTACCGCATCCTTGCCCAGCGTCACCACGCAGGGATCGCCGGGATTGACCCACTGTTGCCCTTCACTGGCGGGATAACGGTCCATCAGTGACAACTCAAAGCTGCTGGGTAACTTTTCAATGCTCCGCGTAACCTGAATTTTGCTCCAACCGGTGATCGCTCTGCCACCCACTTCCAGTGTGAGGTCATCGCTTATCAATTCATTATTCATAAGTTCAATGCCCTAAACCGAACGGGCATAAATGCCGGATGAATCGGATTCGCCATTTTCACCAACCCATCGCCGCGTAATGCATCCTGATAGAGTCGGTTTGCCAGCATCAGCGCTGGCAGTGAGCGATTAAAATTGACCTCTTCGACGCGCGATAAATTCGCCCCCGCCTGTTGCAGCAAGGTCATAATCGACTCTCGCATCTGCATCAGTGCCGAGTAGGTTTCATCATTGCCGCGATCGGCCGCCGCCAGTACGGTGTCATCAATGACCGCACAGACGCGACCCAATACCGCAACCGCATCGTCATAACTTTCCGGCTGATATTGTGCAGCAGCAGCAACCATACCCCCAGCACAGAGGGTCATCATCAAATGATGGCTGGCATCAATAACCGCCATATCACTGCTATTGGCGCGAAATCTATCGTCGCGGATTGCCGTCAGGCTTTCCATCAGTCGAATAACATCTAAGGTGCTGATTCCGCTGGCTAATAGCGTATTGACCAGTGCCAGCACTTTATCTGCATAGCCATCAATGCTGTTCGCACTGAGTAGCGCCGCGACGGCAGAATCGATCACGGACTGCCCTTCAACCAGCAAAGCCAGCCGCTGTGCGATCAACCGCGGTAAATTTTCGGTATCACTTTGCTGGCTTACGACGGCGGTGGCCCCTGAGCTGCTGCCGCCGAGAGTGCCATGATTAAAACGACCATAGCGGTTGCGGCCCAAGGTGGAGCGCAGTGCATTGCCCAGATTACTGGCTTCATTGGCGGTGTTGGTGACCATCCGTCCCCAAAATGCCGCTGTGTTTTTCAGGGTTTTTATCGCCTGAGTGGTGGAGCGCATTTCACCTTTCACTGTTGAGATAAAACCGGCAACCGCCTTGGCGCTGAGGCCCAACCAGGAGGATTGAATGGATGACCCCATTTCTGCCGCGCCGGTGATAGCAAAAGCACGTAAGCCGGACTCAACAACGGTTAGCGTGAAAGCGAATACACGCCCATTGGCGCTGTTTTCATCGATTTTCAGCGCACTATCAGTGACGCTGACCGTCATTTCGCCGAGTGTCGGGTGAACCAGTGTTCCGGCGCCGGGCATTTCACAGGCGGCGATCAATGAATCACGCTGAGTCATCACGTCGGGTGCGGTGTATATCTGGCTGTTTTGCACCAGAAACCCTGTTAACAAGAGGGTTCTGGCGCTGCGCCCCATATCTTCGATATAGCTGGTGTCGCGATAAGGGTAGCTGTGGACGACCTGACGGCGGCCAAAGTTGCTGGCGCTTTTATCAATGACAAAAGGAACACCACGAAATGAGGCTTGATGCAGATGCTCCGACCATTGCCAATGGTCGTTACCCTCGCCTAATAGCGCTGATAATGTATTGCCGATAAGTGACATTGGGTTCTCCTGTGCAGGATGCTCACAATAGATAGAAAGTAAAAAACCGCCGAAGCGGGTTGGAAGTATTAATGGGTTATGACGAAGTTTTGATGGTATCAATGATCAAATTACAGCGGCATATCCATGGCATATGAGATCCTGCTGCCACCCTGCCCTGGAATAACCGCGTTTTCCCCCGTCCGGCCATCAATGAGCATCAGTTCGATCTGCACCCGATTATTTTGCATGGCAGTAGCAATTACATCGGCAATGGCACTCAGGTTAAATCCGCCCGTTGATTCGGCGTAAATGGGCGAAGCATTTACCGAATTACTGGTGATATCAACACTCGCGGGTGAAATAACCGATGACGGCAATAGAGAATAAGGGTCAGGTGAATTCAGATCTTTGACCCGATTATTACGCCAAGCATCGCTGGCATCAGGATTAAAAACATATTGTTCTGGACTTGAATCTGTTGATGCTGAGGCCGTACTTGTCGGTGCATAATAAGCATCATATTTACGCTGATACCCATCGGTCATAAGACCGAAATCGAGCATGACTTTTTCATACAAATTAAGTTGCTGATAAAAATCGTTACTATTATACCCCTGTCTTAATTTCTGTGACTCATAGCCACTGGTCATCCCTAAAGTATGCATGATTGAAAAATTATCAGGGCCATACGTCATTAGGTCGGTCATACCACCAATAGTATTTGCTAAGATATTGTCAAAAGTAAGAGCATCACTAAGCGTATCTGCAACTCTCTGTTTTATGCCATCCACAGCGGCACCAAACTCAGTGGTTCTTAGCCTTAGCTCTTCAAGTTTGGTAATCAATTCAGGATCGACAGTTAATCTATACCGGCTTGGAGCACTTAATAAATCTTTCAGCTCAACTCCCTCTCGTAATAGTGAGATACCTTCAGTATTCCCGCCGAGTATGTTGATTACTGCATTTTGTTCCTGCGCATCCATTTCATTTTTAAAAACTGGAGCCAAGTTCTCCATGGTTTTGGGGACATTAACCGTATTATTTTCATTTTTAACAATATCAACATTATATTTCTGAAGTAGATCCGCCGCATCTTTGTCCCTATCCCACAAGATATTATTAAATGTTTGATAGAGTTGTTCCGCCGATTGAATAGCACTAATTCTGTCAGCGCCACGAATTCGCATAGCTCCGCTGAGCTGGCTGAATTGCTCAACAGGCGCACTAACATTTTGTGCCGCCACATTTATTTCATGAGCTTCATCAGCCTCCCCATTTAGCCATCCCATTCCTAGACTAGCCGCAGTAATAGCAATATTCCCTTTACCAACTAGTCTATAGGCTTTGAAGGTCTGCGATGGTGCTGAACGTAATATAGGAGTTAGTTTTGAATAGGTACTCTTGTATTTCGGTATTTCTGTTCCTACAACCTCTCCCTGTGGAGGGATCCCATCAGCATTGTTTTTATCAGCCATTTTTGCCAGCCTTAATTTTATTAATCCGCTCGGCCTGCTGGCACCACCATATTAACTTACTGTAGGTCAGGGACCAGGCATCGCCCGGCCCCCAGCTATAGTAGTAAGTGACGTCAGCGATTATTTCGCACCATCGTCCCCCGTTGGGGAGTAGGCTAAAAAACCCATCATGTAGACCTCGCAGACTTTATAGTCGGTGAAAGCCATCTTTTTAATCGCCTCACGCGGCACACCAGACACCAAAGCAATCAGCAATCCCATACCACTGAGCGAACCGGATTTGGTTTGCTCATCGTAGAATTGCTGCACTTGTAACAGTGTCGGCTCACTGAGTTCGACCACCTCATAGGTGGTCTTGGTGGCCTCGTGCGATATGGGTTTAACTAGCGAAATGGTCTTATTGCGCTCCAATTCAGCCATCTTAATTCTCCGTCACCGAACCGCCTTCCCAACTCACATCCACCGTGCCTTCGGTGCTGTCGACCACCAAAGTACTGACCGACCACATGCCACTGCCGATGATGGTTTTGCCATTCGCCAGCTCACAAACAATATTGACATTAGTCTGGTCGTTAAAATCACTGATGGAGACGCCACCGCTGTCGCGGATGGTGCAAGAGATTGAAGGGGCAACCACGGTTTCTTTATAGCCATGCACCCCGTCCATGCCCATAACAGTTTCGCGTTTAACCTTGGATGGGCTGTATTTGAACTGGCCAGCCACCATAATAGTGATGCCATCGACAGTGACATAGGCTGTACCTGCCAGACGGTTTGAAGAATCGCTCATAATTTATTTCCTTTTTATTCTTAAAGAGTCGGCTATTAAATAAGCCGACAACTCAATAGTTGAGGGTTAACTCACTGATGGTTAACTGATCGATAGCGAGTTGGTCGATGGTTAGCTGATCGATAGTTAGTTGATCGATAGTTAGCTAGCCGCTTGCAGACGGAATTGATTGAGGACCGCGAAGATGCGCAGCTGATTAATCAGCACACCAGTCCACAGCACATCGATCCGATTGGGGTTGCTGGCACTTTTCTCCACAATCAGCCCGTGGGCGAAGCCTTTGGCATCCTGAACATAGCCGTTAAATTCCAAGGTCTGATACTGGGCAATCAGCTCAGCACGGATAACGTTCGGGGTGATGATTGCCGAGCCAGGGGCAAAGCGGGTGCCATCAGCCGCCAGCTTCATGCGGGCAAATTTGGATGTCACCTGCGTGCGCAGATAGCGGGTGACAAACATCAGCAGGAACAGCGTCTCAATTTGCAGGTAGCTATCATCCTCAGCACCATATTTGTTGGTCTGATAAGTGGTGATGATATTTTCCACCTGCACCCCGCCATCATCCGCCACCGTCACGGTAGAAATACCGCTGTGCAGCAGGTTATTGCGCTCCGTTAGGGTAAAGCGGCTGGACAATGGCGGTGCCAGTACGCCACTGATTGCCAGCGTTTGCAGTGGGCGGCCCGGATCGTTACGCAAACTCTGCGCAATCGCCCCCACATAAGCAGCCGACCAAATATAGGCTGGGGTCGGTGAGTTATGAATGCCCAGCAGCGAAGCATGCTGATCGTTACGCAGCTCGCCTGCCACCGTCAGTTGACCATAGGTGCCAGATTGAGCAGCAAAGCTGTGGCCGTACAGTTGCTGGCTGTAGCTCCAGCGCCCAGTGCTATCAGATAAAAAGGCTTTGATGGCATCCAGCGAAGCGGTGTCGGTATATGGGTTGATGATGAAATCGAAGGTGCGATCCTGCAAATTCGCCAAACCCGCAGCCAGATCTGGTGCGCCCGCCCCGCCAGCCATCGGCGTAATCGTCAGCACCAGACTCTCCGGGGTAGTTTCACCGCCAGCACTGCCCAGATAATTCAGGCGCATATCGATGTTATTACCGTGCGCCCCCTTATTTTTCGCGGCCAATACCACGACCGCGCCTTCAGAAACGCTGTCGCCAGTATGCACCACGGAGATAGGTAGCTCAGTTTTCGCCTCAATAGCGGCGGCCAGTGCTGTAGCAATCGTGTTCACATCGTCTGTCGCAACCACGGTGGTCTGCACTCGGATACCGCCGATATAGAGCGAAATCACCCCCGTCGCCGATGCCGGGCTGCTTACCGTGATTTTGCCGATGGCCGCAACCATCGAATCAGCATCACTCAGCGGTAACAGATAGACCTCACCCGCTGTGTCATTAGCCAGATAAGCGGCCATTTGCCCATGTAGCATTGAGCCTGCACCCGCTAAGTTTGCAGCAGTGGCCGCCGATGAAAGCAGCACCGGGATAGTGGCGGGCAAAGTACTTTCCGGTAATGTTTGCCCAATAATCAATGTTCGCTGGGTGGTGCTCGCGGTATTGGCTTGGGAATTATCAAATTCCGCAAAGAACAATGGCGTGCGCAGATTGCTAGGAATATTGGTGAAAGGAATGGTCATAGTTTTGTACTCTCCGTTGTTAACACTTCAAATGCAGATTGCGCTGATTTAGCAACAAACTGCACCACATCACCGTCCTGTATGCGACGGTGCCAAAATGCGTTATCTGGAACCTCTGAGCCAGATTCAGGCAACAAGGTGCCTTTGACCGGATCGCGCACTGCGCGGCCAGCTGTAGGTTTCACAAACATAGAATTACTCCGGGAAGGTGATGGCAATCAGGGGATCGGTGGTGCCATCCGGCATATCAATAGTGATGTCAATGCCCTGTAATGGGTGACTTTCCAGCGGGAAGAAATCTTCCGGCCCTTGGTAATACTCGAGATCCAACTCCACTTTGACTTCAGCAAAATAGTGCTCACTGCTGGTGTCGATCCCCATGGTGGTGCGCACCTTGGCAAATTGCTGAATCTGGCGAGTCAGTTCATAGCTGTTAATCACCGCCCGCTGAATTTGTTCACACAATCGCTCAAGTGCCGATGCGGCTTCAGTGATACGGTTATCCGCCTCACTCAGCTGAATATGACCGCTGATGCGCAGTGTCGTGGTGGTTTTAAACTGTGGTGCATTGCGGCCAATGGACTCTTTTACTTCAATGGGCGTTTGCAACAAAATGGCCGGATAAGGGGTTATCGGCCATATGTCAGTTGAATAGATGCGGTCTTCAGCATCTGTTTTGCCCAATAATGCCGCAGCGGCCAGTTGTCTGATTTGAGCTGCATTCATAATTTCACCCAATAAAAAATGGGCGATCTGACGGTAATTAACGCCATGATTACTCTCCTGATAAATGAATTCCCTCTGTAGGAATATCTGTTACGGACTTATTACGCAGGAAACTTCGTAATATCTCCGTTCTTCGTTGCTCTTCTTTAATTATCGCGTCTTTTTCACGTAAATTGACGTAATAGGTTTTAATGGTAAAAACAATGCTAATTATTGTTCCGAGAATAAATATGTAATCCTGTAGACTCAGCGCCGAGAATAAGGCAAGTGTGCCGGTCCACCAATACGGCAACTGACTTGGTTCATTCATTAATTATCCCCTATCGATATACTGGCGCATATTACCAACAGAAACAGGGAAGCCCCGACAATGCGGGGCTTCCCTGTTGTTTAATCAGTCTGTAACGAACCAGTGATATCAGACTAAACCACTTTTTGCGGACCGCGCTAGTTTTTTTTATAATTATTTTTTCAATGCTAAAAACAGAGTGCGCTAATAGCAAAAAAGCCCACTAAGGTGAGCTTTCTAATTATTGTTTTTGCGTAATCAATAAGGCAGTAATGTCAGACTAATACACTTTTTGCGGACCGCGTTAATGTTTTTTCATAAATATGTAAGTTTTCGATTAATGGGTCCATGGCTAATTTCACATTCAACATCGCCAGGCAGCCATCAATAAACCCCTCGGCCATTTGCATTTTGATCCTAATTAATTTTTCATCTCTTTTCTGCTGACGTGCAATTGCTCGCTTGGATTGATTAAGGACGTAGTAGCGGATAATCAACTCATATTCATCTGGTCGATGCTGTTTAAGCCGGGCAACACAACCATCCACCACTAAGCCATCATCATCACAACAGGATGCTTTGCTTTTTGAGGTGTCAGGTAATAGCCCTTTGAAGCCCGCAGCAATAGAGGAATAATCTAGCCCTGAGCTACACCTTGCCCAGACACCCCAACGCGCCAATACCAATTGAATATCTCTCATGCTCTGGTTCTTCACGCTGTGGTTTCCAGTTTGCGTACCGCTGATTGAACTCATAAATAACTTCTCCACAAAGGCGGGGTCAGGCGATGACACCTCAGCCTATCGATTGCTCAACAACGGAAACCACCGATAAGTCAGGCCGCCGTCTTCTTGTGATAACCAGAGCAACTCAGGACGCGAATGCCGCTAACAGAGTGAGCAGTGCCTGTTGCAGGTGCGATTCCATGCGTTTCCCTTATATGTTTTGATTGATTATTACCGCAAGTGATTTTATAGTCAATACCGCAGGTGATTGGATATTATTGCTAACGGTAATAAAATTGAGCCATGAAAAAGAAGCCATTGACGCCAGAACAGTTAGACGACGCTAAGCGGCTGAAAGAGCTGTTTAACGCCAAGAAAAAAGCACTGGGTATATCCCAGGAATCTGTTGCGCATGAGTTGGGTGTGGGACAGAGTGCTGTAAACCAATTTCTCAACGGCATTAATCCGCTCAACGTGACCAATGCCGCCGCTTTTGCCAAAGTGCTAAATGAGCCTATCAGCAGCTTTAGCCCCTCATTGGCAAAGGAGTTGGCGAAAATGGCCGAGAGCCTGTCAATCTCGACTCGCTCAGGGCTGAATGACAAACCGGTGGGTTCGGTCGCCAACAGCTATCCATTAATCAGTTGGATCAGTGCAGGCAACTGGTATGAAGCCATCGAGCCATACTCCTTGCGGGATATTGAAATCTGGCCGGAGTCGACTAAAAATGCGCACGACAGTGCATTTTGGCTGAGTGTTAAAGGCGACTCCATGACATCTCCTTCGGGCATTAGCTTCCCGGAAGGGATGATTATTCTGGTTGACCCAGAGAAAGAGCCAATGCCCGGTAATTTTGTTATCGCTAAGCTGACTGACGATAACGAAGCGACATTTAAGAAGTTAATTGTCGATGCTGGCGTTAAGTATTTGAAACCACTGAATCCCGCCTACCGCCTGATTGAGTTAACCGGTAACTGCAAAATACTTGGCGTGGTAGTCGATGCGCGCTGGTTACAAATAGATTAGCCCCATACAACAGTTATCTTGATAGCCGAACGGCTAGAAAAAATCTAAATCACCTGCATAAACAATCAGATAACATTTCACACAAAAAATAACCGCAAGTTATTATCAATAAAATCACCTGCGGTTATTTTAATGTCGAAAAATTATCCTCTTAAATGATTTTTATCCCTGCAATGACGATATTCACGTTGTTTTACACTGAAAAGCACTGTATATTAACACAGTATATTATTCATTCAGGAAAAATCCATGCGTGTTGAATTGATTTATGACAAACGGAATGTCGCTGGCCTTACTAATGCTGGTGAAATGATTAAGGCTGAACTGACCAAGCGTGTGCATCGTGTGTTTCCAGGTGCTGACGTTAAGGTCAAAGCGATGCAGGCTAACGGCATCAATACCGATGCCAATAAACAAGAAAAATCAGTACTCAATCGCTTGGTTGAAGAGATGTTTGATGAAGCAGACGAATGGCTCGTTAATGAGTTTTGA